CGCTCCATTGAAACGTAAAAATGTCGTTTAATGTTAGTGCAAACATCCCCTCTAAGATGCGCGCTTGTCCATCGTAAAGTTCACGATAGTAGTTTCTCCACCAACGGTTGTAAAGGTTGTCGTATGGGGGTGCTATGATTGTGTGAAGTGGTACTTCGGGCGCAAAGTTTAGGTCGCTATCTCCGACACTTGCGTTCATGGTTGAGTAGTTGTTCAAACACTTAACTGCCGTTTGCACTACGTCACCTGAAACCTCGTCAAACATATTAACAAAGAAGTCTGCGAAGTAATAAAGTATGCGCGGTTTTGGTTGTACAAAGTTTCCTTCTCCACTAATAAAACGAGGAACTACAACATCGGTATTCTCAACTGCTCGTGAAGGTGTTGGTGCGAATGCTAACTCAACTTTTTCTTCGCCAGTTGCAAACTCGTTAATCACTTCGAAGTCGTTTTCTGTTACTTCGTAGCTTCCATATATGTGTCCAAGATTTTTATAGACTGAGTTGTAATAGTCACCGTCTTCGGTGTATGTGAATGTGAACTTAGACTTTTGAAGGTCTGTTGTTGGATAGTACGTTATATCTTTTGAAAGGTCTAGTTTATCCGTCCAATCCAAAGTATTTCCGCTTCCGATGTATTCAACAAGTGGTTCAATGCGTAATGTGTTTGGAAGTGTACGGTCGGGAACGAATGCAAGGTTGAACATCTTTTGAATTGACGTGATAAAATCTATTTGCTTCATATCTGGAGCGTTGAACTCCATAAGACAAGTGTCGCCTGTCAAAGCTGTTCCAACGCTTATAAGTTCAACACCCGTTCCTGTGTAATCATTTGCTCCGTTACCTACAAAAACAATATTAAAACTTGAAGTATTGTAAACTCCACCAACAGCTTCAATTTTTATTTTTAATGTATCTCCTGCATTTAATGAAAGCGTAATTGTATTGTCTTTGAGAAAAGTGTGTGAATATAAATTTGAGTTATCTACAAAATTGTTAAAAGTAGAATCTACAAAAATATCGTTAACATAATAAAAATAACTTAAAATTAAATCAGTTACATAATTTGTACCCGAAGAAGTAGCCGTTCCATTTGCCCAAATTCTAAAAGTAAATTGTCCGCTAAAAGGTGCTGTATAAATTCCACCACTCCAGTCATTTCCAGCGTCTTCATATTCAGTTAATGGAGCATAAAGATTTTTAATATTGTTTGTTGGTGTAAAAGAAGTCGTTTGGTTTGTCGCATAAGCTAACTTACTTGCAACGTCATTCAATCCCAACGAACTATTCAAATACTGACCATTCACAAAAGGAACGTAAACGTTGTCAAGCATATCAAATAAACTTGCGCTTGCCCATTGAACCTTTACGTCTTTAAGTATTTGCTCGAACAAATAGTAAGCCTTAACCGCAGGTGTTAAGTGTCCAACATAAAGAGGTTTGTACGTCGGTTGACCTGAAACAACAGTTGAGTAAACAGGTTGTCCTTCTGGATTACTTGCCGTCAAGTTCCACTTGTCACAAAGCGTTAAAATCGTGTTGTCGTTAGGTGGTGTTTCTACGTTAGCGTGAAGCAAGTCGTAGTCTAAGTCACCTGCAACGATGCTTGCAATATCTCGTAGTTTCTTTTCGTTTAGTAAGCGTGAAAGTTTTGGAACTTCACCGAAGAATACAACTTCAAATTCAAACAATTTTCCACTCTGCCAATAAAGTTTCTTCACCTGAATATGACCACTTGCTATTGGAATAGTGTTGACTGTTAGCGTTGCGGTTACCTTCTTGCGGAAATCGAACCACCCGTTGAAGTTAACGTTGAAAATAGCACCAAAGAAGTCTACGTTTGTAGCACTTGCTGGTATGCGAAACTCCTGCGAGTAGCTGCCGACAGAACTAAAGTTTGTGAGATCCGTGAACTTATAGTTCAAATGCATCTTTTCGTTCTCGTAAAGGTCGAGAATCGCGCTGTTTTCGTCGTTGTCAGTAAGTGTTAAAATTACTTGATTCATCATAAGCCAACAGGTTGAGAGTATTTAAGATTCAAAGTAACGTTGTAAAGTTTCGAATATCTTTCGTCCTTGATAACAAAGTTCTGTGTGTCCACAAGAACAGGTGTCATTGTAGCGTCATCACCAATTATGAACACGTCGTTGGAACGACAAAGCGTTTGAAGTAATTCGAACTCTCCAACGCTAATCCAGTCGCTATTTATTTGTAGTCCTTTTGTTGTTGTAACGTAGCGGTCTGTTGCACCTCTGTCAGAAGTGTTGAAAGCAAACGATGCCGTGTTGTATGAACCAACTACTTTTTGATATTGCTTACGATCGTAGTTGAACGACAACTCCGACTTCTTTGTGAAGTTGAAGTAATCCACACCACCGCAAGTATTTGTCCAACCCAAACGCACGTTGTCAAAGCGACAATCGTCAGCGACAATGTAAAAACAATACACGCGTGAATAAGGTGTGTAAATAGGTAGTGAAATCGGTGTACCTGCTTGTATTGTATAGTATTTGACATTCGTGAAGTCTAATCCTTCATTGATTAAGTTTTGTGGATTTGCACCCAAACGAGAAACTGAATTAGTATCTGTAAATAAAGTGAAATTGACTTGCGCAATTAACGTGTTGCTGTTGTCGTATGTTGACACAAATAAATCTGTTGCATCGTTATCCACTAAAAGACCGTTGTTACTTATTGAATACAACTGTCCAAAGTCAGCTAATCGAGTAGGTATGTACACCCAATCGTTTGACAAACCACGCGCTGGTGCTTCGCTCCATTTGTGCGTGTCCGTTGTGCGTTCGCTCAACAAGTATTTTGATGTGTTCGACAAAGCATAGCGTGCGTTTGGATTCGGTTTGTAGCCATCTGCAACTTGGTATTCAGCAAGGAAAGCGTACACGTCGTCAATGTCAGCCATACCCGAACCGCTAACCGTGAACACTCCGTCAATTAACCATCCTTCTTTTATCGTGCAGCTTATATTTGCAACACTTTTATACTCGTCGTTTAATCCTTCGTTCGCTGCGCCTGCATCGTGTTCCAGTTGCTCACGAAATATCGGTGCGAGGTCTAACATTCCTTTGTTGGAAGCGTTAGGTTGTACGTTGACTTGGAAAGAACCGAAGTCGAACACGAAACGAAAGCCTGCGTTGGCTACGTTGGTCGAAGATGCGACAAGCATCAATCTTTGTCCGATAGGAGTGTATTGGTAAGGTTGGTCTTCTATTGTAATTGCCATATTTATTAAATGTCTTTTAGTTGGTTTTCTAAAACTGCGTTGAAGTCCTTTCCGTATGCTTCGACTACCTTCGCTTCGTATTCGTCCCAAATGTTTTCGAAAGCATACTCGAATGCGTTCCACCCCTTAATTCCGTCACGTCGCACCTTGAACATAATAAGTTTTGCAACCTGTTGTTTCAAGTCCTCGCTTGACTTCTTAAACTTACCACTTGACTTGTCGCGTAGTCGTATGCCCTTTATCGTCATCCAGTCGTAGATGCTTTTCTGCATTGGCGACATTTGACCTTTTGCAGGTTTGCTTCCGCTTCCTTTTTTAAATGAGTAGGGTGCGCCTTGCGACTTACTCGTTCCATTCACACCCTTTTCACGAAACAGGAAGTATTGTCCTGCCTTCCCTTTTGCGTACACCGAAATGTTAATGCTTTTGCCCTTGATTTGTAACCTATACGACAAAGACTTTTCGAGCGTACCACTTGCAACCGCGTTGGTATAGTTGCGTCCCACCTTCCGTTTAAGTCGGTAGTCGGATTGCATCAACTCAACAAAGCGTTTCGCCATGTCGTTGACCACAGCGAAGAAGTTTGGTGCGCTCTGTTCGTTAGGCATTTAAAGTAGGAAATGGTGGTGGTACTATTTCCAAGTCTATTGGCATCCCAAGAATAGGAAGTAAAGAATCATTGTAAACAATATACCAAAATTGAGGTGTGTTCAATTCTGCAAATTGATAGTCAACCCAATTCTGTGTTATATCATCGGGAGTAACAGGGATGCCGTAGTAAGCATCACACGCTTCACGGGCGTTTATTGCTTCTTGTTCGGTTGCGTATTGGTAGCCGTTAATAGATTGCATAGTATGTGTTTATGTTTGATTCTGCTCCGTCAATATCTGCTTGAGAAAATACACTTGTATAAACTACAATTTCTTGAATATCTCCTAAAAAACAACCATTTTGAGATCCATCAAAAGAACCAATGTATCTTGGAGAAGTAGCTAGCCCTGTGGGGGTAGTTCCATAGGCTGTAAGGGTTTGATTTACGCCATTAATTGCAATTATTGTATTACCATTTGTTTTATGTGTTGACCAATTCTGCCACTGAAAGGTAGCAAGATATTGTGTATTGATATTTTGTAGCCCACTCGTAGACATACCTCCCGGTGCGTAAACATCGGTGGACGCTTGCGTAGTCGTATTTGGGAATTGTTGCCATTGTATTCCTGCTGCTTGATTTCCACTTCCTCCGCCTTGTGAAATTATAGAACCATATTGACCCCCTCCATTATTTCGATTTCTTGAAGTATGAAACAATGTAGAATTTCCTGTATATGTCCATAGAGAGGTTGGGTAACTAAGTAATTGTGAACTTCCATTTGTGAACTGCAAGCACGGTTTAGAGTTTACATTTATTACCACACCACTACTAACTATTTGTGGTTGATTTGAAGCTGTTATTTGTGTTGCGTTATTACTATTACCACTTTGGTCATACCAAGTAGTAACAAATCCATTACCTGCACCACAAAAAGAAGTAAGTGCAGTTGTATTAAGACCTCCAAGTGCAGTAAATCCAATATCTTGCTCTGCACTGTCACTTGACCTTCTCACACGAATAGCACTGCCACTATAAGCCTCACGTAATAAACGAAGTGAATAGGCGGCAGCTGCATTTGGGTATACATCTAATAATCCCTGACTTATTACTATATTACCAATTGTTCCTAAATTAGTAGGAACTTGTCCTGCAAATGTTTTGTCGCTAAAGCCACGAAATAATCCAAAGTTAGGCATTAGTAATCTCCTTTAATTGCAAATACATTTACTCCTGCCGCTGTTGCAACGGTTATTCCTACCTTTACTACTTGACCTGCTTTAAGTTGCAAATCAGAATAAGTATTAACTTGTCGTTGTGATGTTGTTGTTGTTGAAGGTGTTATTGCAGGCAAAGCCATCTCATCAAACAACTTGAAGTTAGCACCTGCGGTATCACTTATAAAGATAAGAACTAAAGTCGCAGCGTTTGTGCCTGCTACCTTTGCTCCTATCTGAGTTATTTTAGTTCCGTTGGTTGCTGCCGTTAGTAGCGTTATGGTGTTACCCATCGTTGCTCCTGTGCGGTCAGTTGTTGCAGCCGTTACCGTAGCGAAAGCCGTTTCAGGTGTGAGTGCGAAAATTGGTTGAAAGTTAGCTGGCATTGTTTAGTAATTGTAAAATAAATATAGTGAATTCCCTGCGCTGGTTGTTTCTACTGTGAATGTTCTATTAGCTGATAAATCTTGTGTAGTTCCGTTAATCGTTATTGTGCGAGCGGCAGGTACTTTTGAATTAAACGTAGCCCAATCGGCTGCTGATAAATAACCGTTTACCAAACTTGTTGCCGCAGGCATACTAATGGCAGGCGTTGCGCCACCCGAAGACACTACAGGCGCAGTTCCCGTTACTGCCGTGACGCTACCACCCCCACCTCCACCACCAGCTTTTATGTAGACGTTATTTATCATTGTTTAGATATATTTGTTTTTCAAGATAAAATAAGTGCTTACATATTCTTCTTTGGCTTCTTCCCACATAGATTGGTCTACGTAGTTTTTAACTTTCAGAACACTCTGATATATAAATTCATAGTCAACACTTGGATCTACGCTGTTTTCAATTCCTTGTATAATTAATCCTGCGTCTTGATAGTATTGTACAATCAAATCATCGTAATACACATCACCTCTGTAATGCTCACGTAATTGTCGCATTGCTGTTAACTCAGGTCCATCATCTAACAATCCTTTAAACTGAACTGTTGCTGTTGTAAGATAACAGCCCGACTTAGTTGCTGTAAAACTATCAATAAGCGTTCCTGTAAAACTAGTAATTTTAAAGGTTACAGTGCCAACATCAGCAAAAGGTGCACCTTCAGCGTTATAAACATTAAAATACATAGTATTGCCAGGAAGTACATCAAAAACTCCATATCTTCCAAAATATATTAAACTAGAATAACCACCCTGACTGTCATTAAATGAATTTGGTCGTGTTATTGCTGAAGCAGAGGTTGTATAGAAATACATAAGTTGACCATTAAGGTAACCATTTGCACCTATTATACCATTTGAATTAATACCTTCTAAATACAACCTACCGCTTTTGGTAAAAGTTACAGTGTTTGTTGTATAATCAACAGTGCCATCAGCAAAATTAAAATCTCCAGGAACAAAAGGAGTTCCGCCTGACCAACCTGTTTTGCCAAGTATACTGCTAATGTTTGCTTTTGGTTTTCCTAGAACGCTAGAAACAACGCTTACGTCTTTATTTAAAATTTGTATTCCCATATTATGCCAATACTAACCAAGTTGGATCTGGTGATATATAAATTGTGTTTGCTAAACTTGTTTTGTAACCAACAACTCTAACAACTTGCGTTGATGTTGAAGGTGCTGTTTCTGTTAAATTTCCGCCTGTTGTTGCTATATAAATTATTGAACCTGTTGTTTGAGTATATAATGTACTTACTGCATATCCTCTAACTAACAAACCATCTGCTGTCGGTGATGCTCCAACTGCTATGCCTAACATACCTGTACTGCTAGCTGCGGCAGTAGCGTTTGCAAATGTCCACACGCCTGATGAGTTAAGATAATATAATTGTCCTGCTGTCAGTGATCCCGTTCCGAATTTTACTATTTCACCGTTGTATGCAGGAGCAGCAGATGGCGAAAATATTAATGAACCCGTTGTTAGTTGTGTTAAACTAAGTGTACTTGGAGTTGTGTATTGCGGAACGTTTAAGGTAGCACCTACCAAAGTAGCTGCGCCACTCGTACCAGTTGTAGTTAAAGTAAGCGCGTTTTGCTTGTTATTGAAAGTAGTCCAATTCGCAGCGGTTAACGCTCCTCTATTTGTAGCAGAAGCATCAGGTACATTCAAGGTTATTACAGGTGTTGTTGTTCCATTTGCAACCGTTGAACTTAAATTCGTTCCTGTTGTTCCTAATGTCAACGCTGCTACGCTTGTAACCGTTCCACCACCACCGCCACTCACTACCAAATCACCACTACCAAGAATTGAATTACCGTTGATTGTCTTGATGTTTGTTGCGCTAACAAGTGTTGCTTGTTTAGCGTTTAACGCAGTTTGTGTTGCGGTTGAGATAGGCTTGTTAAGGTCGCTCGTATTGTCTACATTGGCTAATCCTACTGCTGTTTTATCTAACGTTTGAAAAGTCTTGTCACCTCTATAATACTGACCTGTTGTTCCTGCTGTTATTGTTGGTTCAACTGCTATATTCCCACTACCAAGTAAAGATGTAGAGTTAATAGTTTTAATGTTTGTTGCACTAACTAACGCTGCTTGTTTGTTATTGAAAGTAGTCCAGTCTGCGCTGCTTAAATAACCATTCACTAAACTAGTAGCGGCAGGCATACTTATAGCAGGAGTTGTTCCTCCCGAAGAAACAACAGGAGCAGTACCTGTTACTGATGTTACACCGCCAATATATTGCGGAATGTTCAAAGTGTTTCCTACTAACGTTGACGCTCCACTTGTTCCTGTGGTAGTTAGCGTTATTGTACCTTGCTTTGCGTTTAACGCTGTTTGCGTTGCTGTGCTTATTGGTTTACTTGCGTCGCTTGTGTTGTCAACGTTCGCCAAACCTACCGCTGTTTTGTCTAATGTTTGAAACGTCTTATCACCTCTGTAATATTGTCCCGTTGTTCCTGCGGTAATCGTTGGCTCAACCGCTATGTTACCACTACCTAAAAGAGTAGTGCTATTGATAGTCTTAATGTTTGTTCCACTAACAAGTGCGGCTTGTTTATTATTGAACGTTGTCCAATCAGTAGCGGACAAATAACCGTCAACTAATGTTGTAGCGGCAGGCATTGATAGCGTTCTGTTTGCTGACAAATCACCGCCACCGCTTAAAGGTGCTGTCGTGCTTATTGTGCGAGTTGAAGGAACTTTTGCGTTCCAAGTTGCCGCAGATGCTATGTAAGCGTCAGCCAAGTCAGTAGTCAAATGTAGTTCATCCAACTGCGTCACTCCGCCCGTCACGCTCATTGCGTTACCGCTGCCGCTTGTCTTGTTAACCGTTAACGCTTCACCTGCGCCACCCTTAGTGATTGAAGCAGCAACACCGCTACCGCTTGAATGGTTGATGACTAAATCTTTGGCGCTTAACGTGTGTGTTCCTAAATCAACGTTTGTTGTTGCTCCTGTGTAAGGAACATATCCCGTTAACGAGGGAAATGTAGCTAAGCTACCATCACCTCTCACGTATTGTAGAGTAGTTCCAGTTGGTGTGTTGAACTTACCGTTGAAAATCAACCAATCACTCGAAAGCAAATATCCGTTAGTCGTGCCGTTGGCAGATGACATTGATAGGTTAGGTGTAGCTCCACCCGTAGATGACATTGGAGCAGTAGCCGTAACTGCCGTAACCGTTCCACCTGAAGGTGCGTTGTTGGTAATGGTGAAGTTCGGATATGTACCCGTTACTGCTATACCACTCCCTGCTGTTAATCCAACCACTTGGTCAGGTGCTGAGTTGGTTACCGTGATGCTTCCGCTCGAAGTAATAGGGCTACCGCTTACGCTTATTCCCGTTCCTGCCGTTACACCTACGCTTGTTACTGTTCCATTGGTTAGCGTTGGTTTGTTTAATATCTGCGCTACTCCACTCGTTGCGTTCCAGTCTGAATTGACCTGAGCAGCAGGAATAGTTGGCTTGTTCTTTATGAAGTCTAACGCTACGTTATTTGCCTGTGTCCAATCGGATTGAATCTGTGCAGCAGGGATAGTTGGCTTATTAAGAATCTGAGCCACACCTGCTACTGCGTTCCAATCGCTATTTACTTGCGCTGCTGGTATTGTTGGCTTGTTGTCTAAGTCTGTATAATCATTTGAGAAACCAACAGCGCTGATGCTGCTGATGTCAGCCTTCAAAAGTATTTCTTCTTCGAGTGCGTCAATGGCTGCTTCGATGTCAATTATCGTTTGACACGTTCCAATAGTGGCGCACGTCAATCCTACTTCGTCGCTTAACAAATACCAACCACGCACCCCTGCTCCGTTCGTTCCGTAGTAGTAGTTCGGTGCTGGTGTTTCTTCGTCGTTGACAAGTGTTACCTGACCGTTTGTATCTTGAATAGACATAGCGAAGTTGAAGATGTTACTTTCTCCGCCACTTGAACCACCTTCAAAAAATGTATTCCACTCAGCAGGAATAGAACAAGCGTCCCAATAGTAAGGAACGAGTAGTTCAAGACTAACAGTCCAACCTGTTAACGTGTTATGAAATTCTTCAAGGAAGGGTTCTAACGTGACATTTTGAACCGTGATTAAGTCACCAAACAACACGCGGTGGTTTGTAATCTCGGCAACTAAATCTTCTGCTATTCTTTGAAGGTCGGAAAGGACTTCCTTTTGAAACTCAACCTTGTCGTCTTTATCTCTCGGAAGATCCGCAAGGACAATCTGAAAAGAGAATGTCTTAGTACCTTTTGCGTAAGTAACATTCGAAGGGACAACGTGCATGAATGGATATTCGGTAAACTTTTCCAAGTCTGCCGTATCAATCTGACCATGTGAAAAGGTCTTAAGAATAAAGTGTCCAGAGGCAAATGCCTTGAATCTATCTATAAGCGCGTTGTAGCTTTGTACGTTCGACATAATTGTAGTCTATTAGGTAAGTCATATATGTAAATATCTCCCACGCGCTTTTTTCCGTAATTGAATCTAATTTAGTTATGTCACGTCCGCATGCTTCCATGAAAAGGTGATACCAACCGTACCTTCCAAGCACCTGATTCAATCCTTCTCTGTCTTCAATTGCTCCGTCAGTTCCTGTGTCAACTTCTGTACTTCCTTCTCCAAATAGTCGAGCGAAGTGTTGCTTAGTTCGTTGAGCAAAGTCGAAAAAAAAAGCATCGCACCGTTGAATTGTTCAAGCGTCATCTGCTCAACGTAGCCTTCAACGAGTTCTCTGTTTTGTTTGCTGTGTGGGACGATTGTATACTTTGAACCTACGCGTTTGTCTATTGGTCGGTAAAGCGTTCCCATTATTTTGACCATGTTCTCACCTACATTTGCAGCCCACGTTGAAATGTCAGCGTACTCACCCATTGAGATAGAATAAAGGTCAGGGATAAAACCGAAGTCCTTGTCTTTGATAGTTATCGTTTCAAAAAACTTTGCTGATTCGTTTGCGAGTGTGTCCTCGAATGCACCGAGTAGTGTCGGCAAATGTTGGAAAGGAATTTGTTCCGCTTGTTCCTTCAGTAGGTTACTGATGCTAACCAACTTGTCAATGTCGTTCTTCGCTGCGTGGTAGTCAACGTATTGCTTGACGCTAATGCTTGAATAGTCAGCAGGTATACTTACTTTGATGCTCATTTATCCGTATTTATTCGTTTAAGATCCGCAATAAAGACAACCTTCGTCGTCATCATCTATCGTGTTCGCTTCTTCGTGTACTCTGATTGCTTCCATGTGTACTTGTTCTTTGCTCCATTCTGGGTGGAACATAGCAATCTGCGACCGCAAGAAGTTCAATTTGTTTTCGCTCATTTTATTAATTGTTCAATGTTTATTTCGTGATGACTGAGTAGTGCGCGAAAGTATTCGAATACTTCTTCAATCCCTTCTTGATACGCGCCTTCTTGCCTGTCGTTGTACTTCGTGAACTTGCGGTAACCATTCATTTCAATTTCCCAAAGTAACGAAGCCATATCACGAGCCTTTGTGATTCTGTTAAACTCCAAACGATCATCGAAGTCGGTAAGGTCAAATGTCAAAGTTGCGGTACTCATTCGGTTTTTTGTCGAATTAGTTGTTATAATTTGTCGTTGATGATTATTTGTACTGGTGCTTCGCTGTCGCCTGCGTGAACGGTTCTCGCCTGTTTAGGTTTGAAGTATTCGAGCATCATAAGGTAGTGATGAAGATAGTCCTCGTCGTCCATTGAGTGCAAGACAGTCATCGCACGTTCCGCTCCTTGCGTCACGACGTACTCACCAAGTTGATGCCACATTATTGTCCGTTCGTTTTGTGAACCGACAGGTCTGCCTTTTGGATTGTTTGTTTTGCCTTTTGGTAACCCCATCTTTTTCTAAACTTTTGATGTTTACTAAAATGTAAATATAAGAACTACCCTAATTTTCCTTTGTAGTGGTTAATAAGTTGTTCCATTCTTGAATCGTAATACTTCGAGAACGTCTTGAAGCCGTCGTTGTCTTGTTCGAATAGTCTGAATAAAACACCTCTCAATCGTTGTGAGGGCTTCTTTAATGTATCTTCAAGTTCACTCTTTAGACTTTCAACAGCGTCCAGTTCTTCGCGTTTGAAGTCTTCGTCTTTGAAAGCAAGGTATCCAAACTGATTAGCTATTGTAAATAGTTCGGACGCTTGTGAAGGACTTAGTTCATTCGTTCCAAAGGTCAGTTTAAGCGTCTTGTCCTTCCTTGTACCTACTGATTCTAATTGTGCTGGTATGATAATCATTGTTACTTCTTAAATTCTTAAAACACTCACTATACTAATTACTCTTGAGAATAGATCTTGAGCTAAAGTGAGAGATAGAAGTATCCACACACACTAATTTCTTAATGTGTTGGACGCTCACTTTTGCGATGTAATCACTCTGTCGAATGAGTCTTTTCGCTTTCGTGTCCTAACGTGAACAGCAATGTCCGTTAGTCTGGAATCTATCTTTCGAAGAATTGCCTCTCCGTGTGTCGTATGGCTTATTCCTTTGTCATACCATTGGGCTAATAACACAATCCCACAGTTGCCCTTATTCATCTTTTACCCTGCCGTTCAATACTCCCGACGATAAAAAATATACCCCCAATTGTTTTGCTCCGTCAAGTGCTAAACAAAAGGGGGTAATGCTAAATACACTTGACTATACAAAGATACGTTTGTTGTGTCAAAGGTTGCCTAAGAAGTTTTAAGTTCTTAATTGTTCAAATCAACATCGACGTCTTTCATTGATTCAAGAAAGGTGTTGATGTCTTTCTTTACGCAGGGCGGACACGTTGAACGCTCGTTGAACGCTCCTGTAGCTTTATCCTTGAACGAATAAAACTTCAGCATATCTTTCTGTTCCAAACGTCCTTGCGCTTTCATATCGAGCAAGAAACGTTTAAACTCTATTTGTTCTTCCAACGACAAGACACCTTCCCATTTTGACGCAGGACAGGAAGCGAAGGCGAGTTTTGCTTTGACTGGCATGACGCAACCGCACAACTTAATCGATTTGCGACGGAATAGGACTTCTGTTTCTACTTCGTCACCTACTATCAAAGTTCCGCACGACTGCGTTGAAGGTTCGAAGAATTTACACGCTCGGCATATATCTAAGCGTCTTTTGTACTCATTGTGTTTTGCGAATAACATTTGCTCTTATTTTTTGTTTGATATTATCAATGGTTCGATAAAGGAATGGAGTAGGTATTCCTGTTTGTTTGGATAGTTCACGATAGGTAAAATCTTCAAGTATGTATTCCTGAAAGATAAGACGCTCAAACTCGCTCAGTCGACTGATTAGAATGTCCAGTTGCTCGTTTGTCATTCGTGCGCCTAACCAAGTCTTGTCCACTTCGTGAGCGTAGTCTTTGAAGTCGCGTCGGTTTCTGTTCCAAGCAATAGTCTGTTTGTAGAAAGGTGAAGTTGGACTGTTAACCGACAAATACATAACGCGAATAAGATAGAACTCAAAGTCGCCTGTATCAATTAATTTCTCAATGTGTTTACTACCAAACATAGAAAGCAAAGAGTCGTGCAGAAGATCCTCGTAAAATGGTTCTTTACGAGCAATGCTGTATGCTAACTCTTTGAAGTGCTTATACCGCCCTTCTATGTAATGGTCAAGTTTCACTCATTAAAGTATTCGTCTATTATCTTAATTGCTTCCTCGCTACCTTTACAAATATAAGACGCATAGCCTCTGTTTCTTAATTGTTCTTGCCATGACTTCTGCTCAGGCGACGCAACACCCCCTTTCTCTTTCTTCATTTCAATCGCAAGACCGTGATAGTCTGCGTTCGGTTCGTAGATAAATAGGTCTGGAAAGCCTTTCACATAACCCGTGCGTTTCATCTTAATTGCTTGAAGGTAACTTGTCCTCATTCCACCTGCGGAAGCGCAATACAACGCGTCGGGGTATGCTAATTTGAGATACTTAATTACTATTTCTTGTTGGTTCGATTCAGATTCGGGTGCTATTTTACGCTTCGCACTACTTTTTTTATATGTTTTCTTAAAAGTTTTTACGTTCATTTTCAATCAGTTAGAAATTATTTTCAAAAAAAAGTAAAATAAATTTGTTTTCTAATAGTTTAGCATAGTATATTTGTCAAACAAAACAAAGATAAACAAAACAACACAACGCGCCATGAAACAATTAGCATTCGAAATCGCTCACAAAATTGCAACTGATAAAAACCCAAACACAGTTATCATTTGCGCTTCTATTTTAAAGGAAGCATTTATTATGAGCGGTGTAAATAAGAAGGATGCGAATACGATGGCTATCGATGGAATCAAAATCATAATGAAATCAATGTTAAACTTAACCAAATAAATCAAAACAAAATGTACAACGTAGAATTTTACCACAACAGCAAGTTAGTTCAAGAGTTTGAATTTGCAACAGAGAATCAAGCAGTAGATTGTTTAATGCGTCACGCGTCAGAAAAATCTCTTAACGTCCGCGAAGACCAATACTACGCATATTCAGATGGCAACAAGCCAGAGATAGAAATCGAAATCGTTCAATACTCTTAATACAATGAAAAAAACACTACTATTTATCGCGCTTGTTTTCGGCGCAATGTTAATCGCAGGAACGATTGACGAACAAACAAGACAACTAGAACAACAACCAAATCACACAACAAAATGAGTCAATTTATAGAAGATTTCTGCAATGACCTTGCAAACATTAACGATAACTTTTTAAACACAAAACAACAAAACAAAATGAAAGTAGAACTAATCGAAGAAGTAAAGTACAACGAAACTCTGTACTGGTTAAAAATTGACGTAAGCTATGTAGGTTGCTTTAAAACCTACGAAGCCGCGAAAGAAGAATTTGACAAAGCGGTGTGTTTTGAACCACGTCAAACAGTCCTTGAATCAAAAGAAATCTAAAACCAACTAATCAAATGAACAATGAAAGAGCCAATTTTTACAAATCAATTTTTCTCTTTGAAGAAGAAGTACAAATTCTTATTGACGGAATCATTACCGCACAAAATTACTACGGTAATCAAAGGACTGATTCGCCTTCTCGGAATCAATTGTGCGACCAACGAATTGCAGAACTTGAACGAGTATTCCTCAAGGTTACTACTTCGTCTTGGAAAGAACTACCAGAGCCACCAAAAGAAATCTAACTTTGTTTGTGTTTCTTCGTCAGCGTCAGCGTACAACCTAACGCACAACGAGATAAGTGCCAACATAGAAAAACATCAAAAACTTTCAGAAGCGCGTTGGAACGACCAACTAATTGAATATATTTGTAACCACTAAAATCAAATAACTATGTACTGTCCAAAAATTAACTACTGCTTCAACGAAGACGACATCCGCACGTTGAACGAAAGAATCAAATCAATTGCAAACAACTACAACGACGACCAGACAGGGTGGTTTGAAGTAGATGAAAAACAACACTTGGTATTCGTTGACGAACAAGACAATATGTTTACCATTCATTTGCGTGGTCGTTTCTTCCGCAGCGACGATCCTGAGTTCGACTTGGACTACGTCACGCTAGAAAAAGACGGAATCACTTTCAGCTTTGACATTAACATCTTTGATGACCACGTGTAATGGGTTATTTCAAACGCATCAACGAACAGTCCGACCTTCACGAAAGTCAAGAAAGACACATTCAAGCCGATTACGAACTGGCTATAAAGTTCGAAGAATACTTAAATCAATTCAATAACAACAAAATAAACAACAACAACATGAGCATCATTGCACAACAAACAAACAACGGCGGCGGCGGACAAACAGTCCCTGCTGGAACACACGTAGCACGTTGCTACCAAATCATCCACATCGGAACAATCCTTGACACCTTTCAAGGTGAAGAAAAGTTAGTAAACAAAGTTCGCTTGGTATTCGAACTACCTTTAGAACTTGCCGATTTCGGTAAAGGTGAACAGCCATTCTCAATTGGTCGTGACTTCACATTGTCAATGCACGAAAAGAGCGGATTGAGAGCGTTCGTTCAGGGTTGGTTAGGCAAAGCATTCAGCGACGCAGAAGCTAACAAATTTGACATTGCTACTTTGTTAGGTAAGGAAGGAATGATTAACGTCATGCACCGCACCGCAAACACAGGCAGAACATACGCAGATATCAAAGGCGCTTCGCCACTTGTTAAAGGAATGACTTGTCCGCCATTAGTGAACTCAGCGTTTCTTTTGGACTACGACAGTGAAGATTTTGACCTTCGATTCAAGATGCTTCCAGAGTGGTTGCAAAACAAGGTGAGTTCTTCTGCTGAATTTAGCAACCGATTGGATAAGGCTGCGGATCAAATGAACAAAGCGAAGGCAATGTTGGAACAAAGCGGTTTAGTTTCTACTGACGAAACAGACGATATGCCATTCTAAATAATACGAGAGGGTTGAAATATACCCTCTCTAATTTTAACTTAATAAATCAAAACCAACAAAATGAAAAAATTAGTAACACTTGAAAACCGCGTTGAGAAACTACTGAAGAAGTATAAATTTCTCCGCAACAACAACAAAGCACTTTGCGTAAAAGTTTGGGAACAACAGTTCGACGAACGCAAAGACATCACAAGCAACTTCTTCGCCATGTACGAAAGCGGCAAGTATGTCAGCGCTGACAACATCACACGCATAGCACGATTGGTCAAGCAATACAATCCAGAGCTGCGCGGAACGAATGACAAAGACAACAAGAAGAAAGCGCAACTAATCAAACCACTATTAAAGAAATGAACAAGCAAATCTATTCAACACCCTTTGGTCGCTTAGTCAAGATTAACTTCAAGACGCTGACTAACTTCAAAGCAGCTTTACGAATCAGTGATCCAACAGCACGACTTTACGTTACACACCCAGAGCGAATGAGAATCAAAGACTTCAACAACATTTGTTTGCACACAGGTCTTTCACGCGAAGAAGTATTCAGCACCTTTACACCTACCAAACTAATCAACGAAGAAAATGACTAACGAACAGATAAGAAACGAAGTGCTTGACATGATACCATTCAGACACATGGAACGCTTCGAGTTATTGTGGACGATGATTACTCCACGCTACGAAAGATTAACGAGTGAACAAATTGAAATGCAAAAGCAAATGGAAAACGAACGAGATATGTTTTGGTCGGCTCTGGAAGATGTGACGTGTTCAGTCTTGGGAGTTCCTTCACAGGCATTGTATAAGACAACAAGGAAACGTGAGATAGTAACCGCACGACAAATTATATTCTTTATCATTCGTCCTTGTTACGTTCTTTCACTTCAAAACGTAGGTGACCGTTATAAGAAAGACCACGCGACAATCCTACACGGAATCAAGCAGGTATCTGCTCAGGTAGAATGGGACAAATACTACCGAGCAAACGTTGAACGCATTTGTTTTATACTAAATGAAATGGGTTATGCTAAACCAATGACTTTTTTTACTAAATTTGTCGAACACGTTGAGCATCAAAAGACACTCAGCGCAAAAAGAAAATCTAAAATCAAATAACTAAAACTATGAAAAGTGAATTGACATTCTGTCCAAACTGCGAAAGCAAAGAACTCGGAGAGCGAGTTGATGAAATCTTACGTGACCAACAGCTTGAAGATTGGGACACCGCCTACGAATTTGTAGATGACGAAGGAGAAATCAAAGTCTGTTTTGACTGTCAAGAATGGGACGACGCAGACGACGACGCAAAAGGCGAAGGATGGGACTAACTAAAAACTAAATAACTATGGAAAAGAAACAAACTGCGGTTGAATGGTTGGAATATCGATACAAGCACAATATCAATTTAATGGAAGGTGACTTTATCCAAGCCAAGCAAATGGAAAAGGAGCAGATGAAAGAAGCTGCTTTAGATAATGTTACTACTAATGAAAAATTAAGAAAAATATTTGAAATTCAATTTGAAGATTTTTACAACGAAACTTACGGAGGAACAAAATGATGCTAATACTACAACTAAAATATCGAATCGTTCAGCTAGAAGCAGCAATGCAAGAGCAAGAACAAAAGATAAACGACATACTTATTCGCTTGTCCGTTCCAACCGCTCCAACGCTAATAGCAAAAGAAAAGAAGTCGCCATTCAAGAAACCAACAGTTGTTGAAATCTACGACTACGCTTGCGAAAAACTAAGCAACGACGACGCGCTGAAGTTTACCGAGAAATTCCACGCGCACTACGAAGCAAACGGTTGGAAGGTCGGACGCAATCAAATGAAAGACTGGAAGGCTGCCGTTCGGACGTGGGACTTAACTAAATTTGCAACTCAAACAAACCAACAAACTAAAATCAAAAATGGAAAATTCGACTCCGATGCTGCGCAACGCATCTACAACGACGCTCACAACTACACAAAGGGTTGATCGTGCAGAGCGTGAAAGCGCGTTTGTTGCCGATTACGAACTACCTGCGTTCGTTAAGTTATGCTCGAAGGTGTGCGCTATGTACGGCATCGCGTTACCAGAAGCGCAACTGTTGCAAATGTTGCATGAGTTCATAGGCAAGCACTTTCGTTGGGTTACGTTCGAACACTTCAACCTCGCCTTCGAATTGAACGCAGCGAATGAACTATCAAAGAAATGCGAACACTTCGGAGCGTTAAGCGTGTCGTTTATTGGCGACGTGTTGACTCACTACAAACCACACAGGGACAAGGCGAATCTACAAATACAACGTGAAATTGCGGAATCAAAAGAGGAAGAATCTAAACAACTAAAAGAAAAAGAAATGGCGGTAAACGACGATAGCTGGAGAAGAATGTTTGCAGAAGACTTGCACAACTTCAAGAAAGGAAAATATACGGTCATTGAGATTCGTGCGGTGTCGCTTATGCGTTGGCTCGAAGAAAGTAAACAGATAAACGCTGACACCTTCACCGAAGAAGAATACAGGTTGTGCAAAGCAAACGCGAAGAAGAACATCTACTTCGAACAACAGCTCGTTCAATCAATGGTTGAGCGAATGAGCGACAGGAAAAGAATGTTATTGAAAGAATCGATTCGCTTTGAAGGTATGCGTGAGTTGTACAAATTATACTTGTCGAAGCAATGAGCCAGTTCACATTTAACGAACAAGGTGTTTGCGAGAATCCTATCTTGAAGACATTCAAATGTATTAAGGGCTATGAAGCGCAGGTGAACACCGCTATTGTTCAGAACGGAAATTGGAGTTATTCAATTAGGTTTCAAGGCAAGGATCAAGGTTGGTCGCAGCCTTTACTTTACCACGCTAAACATTGCGTTTACGAAACCAAAAGCGAAGCGTTCAATGCTGGTCTTGAATTGCTTCTGCATCAAGTGAAGCAAAACAATGACTTAAAGAAATACGACAGTATAATTCAAATACTTCAAGACGAACTTTGTCCTGTGGTTGAAAATCAATTATCTCTATTTTGAATCCATACAAACCCGAATACCTACCGCGTCAGATTGAAGCGTTAAACTATTTGAACACCGACAGCATCGTTGAACAGTTGTTATACGGAGGCGCGGCAGGGGGTGGTAAGACGAAGTTCGGTTGTATGTGGCAGATACAGCGTCGTTTGAAGTACGCAGGTACGCGTTCTCTTATTGGACGTAGCAAATTAGATACGTTGAAAAAGACGACGTTAAACACGTTCTTTGAAACCGCTGAAGAATTTGGATTGATAGCGAATAAACACTACACGTTTAACGGACAATCCAACGTAATAAAATTCTTTAACGGAAGCGAAATTGTTTTGAAAGATTTATTCGCTTATCCGTCCGATGTAAATTTCAACTCACTTGGATCGTTAGAAATCACAGATTACTTTATTGACGAGTGTTCCGAAGTAACTGAAAAGGCGGTCAGCATTGTTCACTCCAGATGCCGATTTAAGTTGAACGAGTTTGGGTTAATTCCCAAAGGTTTCTTGTCATGCAATCCTGCGAAGGGATGGTTGTACAATGAGTTCTACATGAAGAACAACCGCAACGAATTGCCTTCACATCGCGCATTTGTTCAAGCGTTACCACAGGACAATCCCTTCCTTCCTGTTGCTTATATTGAATCGTTACGAAGACTTCCAGAATACGACCGCAAACGTCTGCTCGAAGGCAACTGGGAGTTCGACGACGACAGCGACAAACTCTTTCAAACGGAGAACTTACTTCGAATGTTTAGGAACGAAGTAATCAATGAAGGGAAGAAGTATATCACAGCCGACATTGCGCGTTTCGGGAAGGATAGAACGATTATCTGCGTTTGGGAAGGTCTAACTATCATTGATGTAATTGAAATGAATAGAGCAGCGTTAGACGAAGTCGTGAACAAAGTTCGTTTAACCTGTCAACAACACTCAATTTTATTGCAAGACGTAGTGTGCGACGAAGACGGAGTTGGTGGTGGTGTCGTTGACTTCTTGAAATGTCGAGGGTTTGTCAACGGATCTAAACCCAAACACCCACAATACCAAAATCTCAAAAGCGAATGTTACTACAAGTTGGCTCAGTACGTTGAAGAAAACAAGGTCACTATTTTATCCAGCACACGCAAAGAACAAATTATTCGTGAGCTCGAAATGATTAAACGACACCGCGCTGACGTGGACGGTAAACTTATGGTCACTCCGAAGGACGTAATCAAGAACCGCGAAGGTATTTCGCCTGACGTTGCCGACGCAATCATGATGCGAATGTATTTCGAACTTAATCCTTCTTATGGACAATATGTTGTAGGATAAAATAATTTAGCATACATTTACAAAATGACACCAAAAGAGAAAGCGGAAGAACTGTTCAACAGGTATTGCATTTATTTGCGAGCAGGTTTGTTATACGACGACGAAGCAAGGGAAGACGCAAAACAATGCGCTTTAATTGCAGTAGATTTTTATTTAACTGAATTTGAATCTTGGTCTATTGCTATTTGTTGCGGAGAAGATTTTAGCTATGATTATTGGGAAAAAGTAAAAGAAGAAATAGAAAAAATAATAATATGAAACAAACACCCCTTTACGAAACGCTCAAAATGACATACGATCGTGAGCGCGAAATCGTCAATTCAATTGCAACCTACTTTCAACAGGGAAAGATTCTCGGAGACATCCTTCTGGAGCTTTCACAACGAAAAGACTTAAACGCGAAAGAGAAAATTTATCTTGCGCTTATGATAGGTTCAATGATGACTAAAACAAAAGAAGATGGCGCAGAGCAAAACTAAGAAAGGTATCTGCGTGTACTTACACAAAGACCTGTGGGACGAGATAGACGAAAAGAGAGGTGAGAATAGTCGCAATATATTTTTAAGCGAAGCTATCCAGTTCTCAATGAAGTTTTACATTCCTGAATCTAAAGTAAAATTGACAGAACAAAAGTAGAAAGAACTGCTACCGTAGTTGTTACAATCAAAGCGTGGTTTCTGCGCTTTTTTTGTTTCTCTAATTTCTTTTTATCAGCAGCTAAAGTGTTAATTTCTTCGGTCAATATGTCTTCCTTCTGTTCATAAGCCTCAACGACTTCTTGTAAGTTGTTTATCTTTTCACCTTCAATGTTCAATTGTCCTTTGAGATTGTCAATAACAAGCGAATCGGAAGCGATAACGCTATCGCAAGAGTTCACCAAACGGATAACATCAACAATAGTAATAGTATCTCGAATAATAACAGAAGAAACAGTTCTTTTATAGGTGGTTTTGGCTGTAAGTTGAGCATCTTCATAGGTTCGAAGTTGTTTGTAAAGTTCAATCTGTTCTGTAAGTAGTCGGTCGTATTCGCCAGCGTTGTAGTTTATAATGCTATCTTGCTTTTGAATTTCAGTTGTTGTATTATTTGCAACAGGTCGTCCCCATAAGTTCCAACACAACACTAACCAAAGTAATGATGTTCCAATAAATAGTAGTAATGCCGCAAGTATATTCCTTCTCATAATATCTGACCTTCGTGTATTCTTAAATTCTTAACGCTATAATTTCCGTTCGTTCCTTTCTCAACGATAGCGAAGCCGTGATTATACTTCGAATAAGGATTGTAGTCAGGAGATAATTCACTTAAGCAACCAACACCCCAACAAGTAATAAACTTGCCGTTAGCGTCCCTCTCGTTGTGTTCTGCTGTCTGGTGATGATGTCCGCAAAGCGCGGACACCTTCGTCTTCATAAACAACCCACGCGCTACGTTAACAGACGGAAGGAATTGCTTGCCAAACTCGTGTCCGTGAAAGATTGAAAGTTTACCGATATTCAGTTTGCTCTTTCCGTCAATCCAAGTGATGTTGTGTTTATCTAAATGACACAATGAAGCAAAGTCGAAAGCGTCAATGTCAAACAACTCAGGTGCTTTTACTCTCATATAACGCCAGTAACGTTCTTCGTGGTTGCCTTCCTTATAATAGATGTGAGCTGTTGGAAATTGTTTGCGTAACGTGTCTACAAATTGACGCATTGCATACAACTCATCCTTGAATTTTCTCTTGCGTGGATCTTTGACAAAGTCGCTAATCATGTGACAGTCTAACGCGTCACCATTTAGAATAACCGCGTCGCACCCTTGACGAACACCTTCGTTAATTGCAACGGTCAACGCTTCGTTGTCCTGATAAGGAATGTGAACGTCGCAAAGAATCAAAAACTTCGTTCCCTTAACCTCAACGTGTCTGCGCTTTTTAGCATACGACTTCGGAAGGGCAAATGGGTTGAGTGGTCGTGGCTTTGCTTCAAACAATGACTTGTCCGTTGTTCTCTTTCTTTCAAGGTTACCATGCTTACCACGAATAGTGCGGATAAAGTCACGCGCGTGTTCTTCTGTTGTGTAAACTTCGGGATATTCTGCAAACAATTTCTTCGCAAGAGTGAGCGAAGGAGCGTCTTTGAATTTAGAACAAACTTCCTCAGCTATTAATCTCGCTGGTGTTTTCGGTGTTGCCATTCTTTGCTTGTTTTGTGAATCTCTCAATTACAGTACCACCGAACAACCCTGCGGTCAACAATGCTAATGTGTCAAACATTGCAATGGGACAAACGTAGGTTGTAAAAGTCGCAACATAGGTGAAAGCAATTAGGTTAATTGTAACAAATATAGCAACAATTCGTTTCGAACTAA